AAAACCACTCAACTGTTGTTTTTTAATTTCGTTTCTTGACATGCTAATTACATGTGTAATTCTCTCAGCTGTAGAAATATCTGGTGCTTCGTATGGAACTACAAGATCTTCTGGTGGTATAAATTTGGAAACAGCTCTCTTTAATGAAAAGTCATAGTATATTTTTTTAAATGCTGAACCAGCTAATGGTAAGAAAAATAACAATTGATCTAATTCTGGATCATACTCTTTCATTACATTCATGATGTAATAGTTCATAAACTCCATTACACGATCAGCTTGGCTTTCTGTCTCTGCTGTTCTTGCACCGATAATCTGTGTTTTTACAGGACCTTTTGCTGGCAGTAATTCCTTATATGCCTGAGCTTGGAATTGTGTGACTGCTTCAGCTAAGATTGGGTGAATCACACCAGAAGAACCTTCAAATGGCTGTGATCTTGATTCATCGAACTTCATACCAAGATACTGTAATCCATCTGTATAAGTTTTTTCCCATTCAGATCTTGAATCGAAATCACCTTGTATTGACTCTACAAGTTCTGTGGCTAATGTTCGTAAAGATGTAGAATCTAAATTTTCAGCTAAGTTTGCGTAGAAATCTTCTTCCACCATCTCTGCTTTTTCATCTAATTCTTCTTCAGTAAATATTTCATCACCAGAAACAACAATACTAGCAGCTTCTAAAAGTTCTTCTTCTCTAGTCTTATCTGGAACAACCTCAATCTCTGAGCCTGTTTCGATTATGTCTGGATCATTTTCTGTACCTAAAACTCTTTCAACTGCCATAATATTTTCCTAATGTATTACTGTGTCCTCATCTACTTCAAAATCTTCTAGGTTCATTTCACTATCAATTACCATTTCTAATTCACCAACTAAAATCAATCCCTGAAGCGAACAAATCTTTTTTGCTTTCTTTCTATCTGATGCCATAATGTTTGGTCCAGCAAACAATTCGTCATCTAAAATAAATGATGTTAGCCAAATCTTCATTAATAATATACTGTTCTGTTCTTTTTTAACAATTTAACTTCATCTTTGTAATCTTCATTTAATGAGAGAAAGCCACCTTGTCTAAATCTCATAAGTGCCATCGTCATGCTGTCAACATAGTCATCATAGTCTCCATAAGGGAAACTAGCGCATTCTTCACGCACTTCATCTGCAAAAGTTTCATCAGGCAACCACACCATTCCTGACTCAAAAATAGGAGCTACACTGTTCATTCTAGCAACTTTATCTTGCCCTCTTGATGGTGAATAAGCTGTAACAGGAATTCCCATTCTTCTCAATTCTTGTGTTAAAGGTGTACCAGTTGCTTTCGCTTCTATCAAAATACAATCTGGTTCCCAATATTTATATTCATCCCATGCTAACCTTTTCAACTCAGGGAAATCAACTCTGACTCTTTTTGCATCTAAAAGTATTATATTAGGCTGTCCATCATCTTCATGCTCAAAGATCGCCCATGTAGTAATTGCTGAATAATCAGCAGATTCTTTTTTACTAAACGCTGTATCGTAACTTTGTATTACATACTCATAAGCTGGTGGGGATTCTTCATGCCATTCTTTCCACCACTCTCTTTTTATTATCGATCCTTCTTCTGCTGTAGGATTTTGCATCCATTGTGCATTCCATTTAGCTACTGGTAACGATGCTTTCACGCTCAATAATTCTTCTTTCTTCCAGAACTCACCCCACAATGGCTTGTCACTTTCTGGCATTATTGCTGGGAACTCAACTATCTCCCATTGATCTGCATGATCATCACCTTGTTTTTTCAAAAGTCTACCAACAAGATCTTTAGTGCTCCATCTTGTCATTACTATGATAATAGTCCCACCGGGTTGTAAACGCTGTCTTGGACCTGATGTGTACCATTCATATGCACTATCCATTGCTTTTGGACTTAACGCATCTTGCTCTGAATGTGGATCATCAATAATTAGTAAATCTGCACCACGACCGGTTATTGCACCACCTACACCAGCATAGAAAGATTCACCTTCTTGGTTTGTAGTCCAGCGACCAGCACTTTTGTTATCTGCTTGTAATCTCAGATTTGGGAAAATTGTTTTAAAATCGTCACTATCAATTAAGTTTCTGACCTTTCTTCCAAATCTCACAGCTAGTTCTGCTGTGTGTGTACACTGTATTATTTTTAATGCGCCATTTAAACCCATCATCCAAGCTGGTAAATATGTGCTTGCAAACTCAGATTTAGAATGTCTGGGTGGCAAACATACGATCAATCTTTTCAACTTACCTTGAGCTATTTTATTGAATTTGTTTGCAATTATTTTGTGGTGTCTGCCAGAAATAAAAGCATCACCCCACATATATTTAACGAATGATAAGAAGTCTTTGTGACAAGATTTTTGGCTTTCTAGTTGTTCATATCTATTTAAAAGAGATACTGCTTCATCCTTTTCTGCTTGAGAAAGTATGTCGAAGTCTTTAAGTGATAGCTCTTTCATAGATATCGGAGATGGTAGCTAGATAGTGACAATATGGTACTACCATCTCCTAAGCAGTAATGGAGGACTGCCTAGTGTTAGTATAAGTGATATATCACACATCATGCCATTCTTTTCCTTGCCACAGCAAACTTTCTGCTTCTCGCCTTCTAATCAAACCATCAGAAACGACACCAGCACTTTTGTTCCAACGCTTGATTTGTGCTGGTATTTCATCGTATTTTTCTTGGTTGAGCAACTTGAGTAGCGTACTGCTTCTGAGGTTCGATGGTCCCAAATTGAAAGTCCAACTAACAAGACTCGAAAATTGATTCTCATCAAGATCAACTGTCACTAAATCATTTACATAACCTTCAAATTCTTGGAGATCTTCGACAAGTAACGCTTCAGCTGTATCTTGTGTAATGCTCATGTTTTCTTCGACAGTCCTAGTGTGCCCATACCCAATTGTAGGAACATCTGCGCTACAGCGATATGTTTCTAACTTGCATCCTTCGAACTTCTTAATCAACTCAATACCTTCTTGACTAATTTTCATCGGTTTCTCCTTTAGTCACTTTTCTATAATAAACAATTATTTCTTGCATTTCGTTAATGTATCTTTTTAATTCTTGCATGTTATAAGCCATAAGCTCGTAATCAGGAACACTCATAGCAAAAAAAACTAACTGACCTTGTTCTTTTTCTACCTTAGCTAAAAATTCATCAATATTGTTTTTACTCACAACAAACCAGTAAGGCTCCTTCAGATCAATCTCTCTGGGCATTATTGGTTGTACAATAGTTTTCTCTACTGGTTTTGTTATTATTTGTACTTCAGGTGGCTTTGGTTCAGGGATCAGTCTTTGGTACAGACTGCAACTGCAAACCATCGTCAAGATTATCGAGTACCCTAGAATCTTCTTCAATGCTTTCAAATACATTCTTAGTTCCTTTATTAGCTCTTGTTTCAATTAGATTTGGCTTTGCTGATGCCAATTTAGTCAAACTATGCCTTCTAAATACATCTAAGTAATTATTCATTTCTTTTTGTATTTCGTTGCTTTTGGCTTGTATTTCTAACAATCCTTCTGTTTGTTCACTAAAATCAGATTGTAATTTAGTTATGGTTTCTTGTTGTTCTTTATCTCTTACCTCAAACGCATAGTTAAGAGCTTTTAGTTCTGCGTTTTGATTCCACAACAGATAACCACCAAACGACATAACAAGAATAACACCTATCAATATTTTGCTCATCTTTTTGCCTAGTTAATTAATGTTATGGGGACTTTAGCATATTTGTATAAATTTTAACAACATTAACTGCCTTGTTTGATATTAATAATACTCGATGTGCCACCATTCACTGTTACTTGATTAACCTTTCCAGACTGATCCATCCTAATTGCTGTGCTTTGATCTTTAGATAACTGTATCTGTAATTTATCTTCTACTTGTCTAATCAGTTTAACTTCAGAATCAGTAACAAAACTTGATATTTGTGTGTCACTATCGAAACCTATGTTTGTTCCCTGTAATCCTTGGTTGTTCAAAGATCCTGATGCTTTCTCTAACTCATCTAACTCTTGAACTAACTCTAGCAAATCAGTTAGAAAACCATCTGCATTTAGGTAATCTATATCTAGCTCAGTATATTCTAATTCTGATTCTGCATCCAAAACATCAGCATCTAAATCTTCAAATTCTAGGAAATCTGTGTCCAATATATTATTAGCTGATGATGAGCTACTATCATCTGATTCTATTTCTCTCTCGTCAGGTGGAGAAACGATAAGATAATTATCTATTTGATCTAAAGTAAGATCCAGTATTACTGGATTAGATGGTACAGACTCAAGATTGTAAACAGTTGTAGCCTGATATGGTTTATTTAAAACTACACTCCCCAGAGCAGTTGTAACGACTATCTCACCTGAACTTTCACCGAATTCGTCCGGGAGTAGAATAACGAGCACTTCACCAGTATCTTTTACTGTCAGCGTTAAATCTGTTCCACGAATCCCAACAACTGCACTATTGCCAGCTCGTATCTTAATGTTTTCTTTTTTTATTCTTTTTGACTTTGAGCTAATGAACCGCCCAGTACCTTTTACGAAGTTTAGAGCCATACTGGAGTTGGATGGATTTGGATCGAATATAAAGGAGTCTACGATCACAGTGCTATTCTCTGTGAGCTTTATGGTGGTTTCATCTCGGAAAGTTACACCCATGCGACCTAAAGCTGTTTCCAGCTTGTCCATAGAATCGAGTGAAAAACCTAATTCGCTTTTTAAAGGCTTATCTCTTACTACTCTGGTGTTTCCTTTTAACTCTGTGATATTACCAATATCAACATCCAACGCTTGAGCCCTGGTCATTTTGCTGTACGCATACGGATCCAGCGTTTCCAGAAGAAGTAATGCGCAACCAATCATTGTCTTGAGTAGATGTTTGATCAATGTCAAAGCTCCTATTATTACCATCATGTTCTAATTTAAAGTAACCGCTAGCGTAGCCTGATTGCACGACATCTACTGTATTTGAATCACCATCCAAATCAATATAATTTGTACCTGAATCTACATCAAGATCAATATGAACAGTGTTACTAGAACCTTGCACTATCGTATCTATATCTGCACTACTAGCTAGAGCATTAGTAGCTAAGTCTAGTGTCATGGTATTACTCGATCCATCGATATCCACATTAACATTTGATGAATCTGCACTATTCGCATTATTAGGATCTACCTGTATTGTGTACTGGTTGCTATCGCCATCTATATCGAAGATGCCTGTAAAGCTGTCACTCGTAATATCCCCTAAAAATTTATTGGAATCGCCAATTAAATTCAGATCTAATGACATCGATGCTCCATCTAAATCAAATGGTGTCATAGAACCAGCTGAACTATTTAAACCGCCCACTAAGTTTCCTGCTCCCAGTTGCTCGATGTCGATACTAGCACTCGCACCAGCTTGATCCACATATATTTCATTATCATCTGAATATGACAAGCTATATGCAAATAAAAACGCAAGCATAACAGTACCATAGAACATATTGTTA